GGAAATGTTGCCATAAACTGGAAAGCGATTGGTTAGCCTAAATTGCTATTTAATTACTTCTTTTTCTGTAGCTCGTCCTATTTTTGAGCGCAAAAATAACACCCGGCTGTGCCGCGTGTGCAAATAGCTCTTTATTTTTGTCTATTTTAAGCGCTCAAATACTTTTTATGATGGTATTTTACACTTTCTTGCTCTACTGTACAGTATTCCATCGTTGTTTCCAGTTTTTTGTGCCCTAACATTTTTGATACCTCTTGCAGTGGCATTCCCCTATTTAAAGCATTTGTTGCTGCCGTTCGGCGGAATCTGTGCGGATGCGCTTTTTCAACCCCTGCTCTCAGTCCCGTTCTCCGGATTAAATGCTCAATTCCAGCTTTTCCTAATCGTTTATGCGGATGATTTTCTGACACAAATAAGGCCTTATTCGTATCAGATCTTTCTTTTAGGTATTCCCGGAGATATAGATTTGCTTTATCATTTATGTATACAATTCTCTCTTTTTGACCTTTTCCATATACAATCAGATCCTTTTCTCCAAATCTGACATCTTCCATGTTTAGCCTCACAAGTTCCGATACTCTTATTGCTGTGCTATACAAAAATTCCATAAGCGCCTTATCCCGCAGGCATTTGCAATTTCTCAAGAGCAATTCCCTTTCCTCGTCATCAAAAGGTTTTTTGATCCTCTGCTCCACTTTGACATTCTCCACAAGCATCATTGGATTTTCTGCTATTTTCCCATGATCTCGGAGCCATCCGAAGAAACTGCTAAAGCAAGCCCTTACATTTTTTAGCGTTTGATTTGATACCCTTCTGATCGCTTTGTAACATCTTAAGTATCTAGATACATCTCCTGCTCCAATTTTCGCCACCGGCTTATTTATATAGCATAGTAATCTTTTTAATTCATATTCGTATCTTTTAATCGTACTCTGCGTTTTCCCTTCCAGATTTTTGGATAATAAATACTCTTGTAGATTCAATTCCCATCCAGTATCAATCATAGATAGTTCTTTTTCTTTTCTTGTGATATCATAGCCTTCCAGTATGCAGCGCATGTTCATTTGTAGCTCCTGCAACTTTTCCTCTGGTATTTTCCCTTGCATGCTCCGTATTACCTCAAGTATTAAGTCCTCATTCATTTTAATTGCTCCTTTTTGCTTTATTGTAGCAAAAGGAGCAATTAAATAGCAATTTAGGCTAACCAATCGCTTTCCAGTTTATGGCAACATTTCCATTTGCACTTTGTACACAATAATAAATTTTGCCGTCCGTAGAAAATGCAATCCTAACAAGATTGCTTGTTGCAGACTCTCTTAAAACAAGCATGTACCCAGTGTAAACACTTGGCGCACCCGCGCAACTAGCTCCATACCAATAAAATCCGGTGTCGTAAGAGCTATATAAAATGTTGTCACTTTTGCCCTTTGCCTTTATAGCAGATCCGACACCAAACTTTTGCGACAATGTAGTTAAATCATTATTTCCATGAGCCGCAAACTTTCCAGGTTATAAAAGCGCCATCAACATTTACATCAGATATAAGCATCAGTTTTCCGGTAGTGTACCACTCGTGCGAAACTTTCGGGAAACCTGCGGAATATCTCGGCGCGGCAGTACTCCAAACCTTGCCTTTAAAACCATATTTGGATAGATCCAGGGTTTTACTATATCCACCGCGCGATGGATCACTGGCAAGTCCTTTATTAGGGAATGTACCAAAAACCTCCATGTATCCATTAGGGTACTTTATGCACCCATAAATGTCCTCTGTCAGCTTTGTATGTCCACTAATTAAATCATTAATTAAAAAAAGAAAGAAGGAAAAATATGGAAAAAGTAAAATTTGGAACAGAAAAATTTGAATTGACTGTAGATGGTGTAGATTCATTTGCAAAAGAAATGCTTACATTAAGCTTTATTCCCGCGGGAAAAAATTTGAAAGAAATAGAAGACTTATTGCTAGATCCGCAGAATACCAAGCGGATTGAAGTGCTGAATGAATGGGATGAGACAGAACAGGTATTAGCCGGATATGAAGAATTAAAGATCTTAAAGATTACTAAAGACCAGGAATTGGAATACCTCTCCGAAGAAGGAGCAAGAAGAGATGTCATCACGGCGGTCTTAAAAGAAAAAAGTTTAAAGGAGAGTGTAACAAACCTGGAGAAGGGGCAGCAGACCCAGGACGGAGCAATCGCAGAGCTTGCAGAAATCGTTGGAACAATGGCAGAAGGAGGTATGGCATAATGGTGGCTTTTTATGTGGACAAGATCAAAAACAAAATCATGAATCCAGACACAAAGCAGGCGTGGAAGCTGGAAGATGTACCCAATCTATGGAGGGAAAAAACAGAAAAAGCATTGGCAGAGTAAAATGCTTAGGAGCTGTGCGATGTCGATCGGATCCTAAAGGAAAAAAGAAAGGAAAGTGAGGGAAATGAAGAAGAACATGGAAAAATTATTTAACAACTTAAGTATGGTAATCGGTGCGGTAGGAGGAGTTATCGTATACTGGCTCGGAGGGTGGGACATTTTGCTAAAAACGATTCTATTTTTAGCTATAGTTGACTATGCGACAGGTATTTTAAAAGCAGTGCATCAAAATCAGCTCTCATCAGAGATCGGATTCAAGGGATTGCTTAAAAAGATAACAATGTTTATCGTGATTGCAGTAGCATTTGCAATACAAAAATTATTAAATGATACCGTTCCTTTGCGAGAAGTAGTGATAATGTTTTATATCGCGAATGAGGGTATTAGTTTGTTGGAAAATGCAGCTGTTATGGCTCCGATACCGGAAAAATTAAAAAATGTATTATTGCAATTAAGGGAAAATGATTCAGAGGGCGAGTAATCGTCCTCTTTTGCTTAAAAAACGAGGAGAAAGAATATGGGAAGTCAAGAATTTTTAAACATTTGCAAAGCAAAAGTAGCAGATTATTTTAATCAGAATAAAGACAAGACGGATGCATCTGGCAAGATGACTGTGGATGATGTATTTGTGGTTTGGTATTGCAAGACACTGCAAAATCACAAGGCGCTACTTAGTACGCCAGTGAGCGATGGCATGTATTATGAGATCACTTACAATGGAGATAAAAAAGAGATGTACTTTGATGCTTACAAAAAGTGGGAAAATATTAAATTTGATATGTAGATAGCGTGGTATCGCACAGAAAGGAGACAAAATATGAAAATCGGTTTAAGAGGTGGACATTCTCCGCATTGCAAAGGAGCAATGGGGATTTTAGATGAGCAGGCAGAGGTGCGACAAATTTATACAGAATTAAAGCCTATGCTGGAAAAGAAAGGGCATGTAGTAATCGACTGCAACTCAAACGCAAATAACGTAAATGCGGAGCTTGCGGAGGGGACAAATAAGGCAAATACAAACAACTGTGATGTCTATTACACGCTGCACATGAATGCATCCAAAGACGGAAGCGGAAACGGTGTAGAATGCTGGATGTACGATGCATCAAATGAGAACATGAATCAGATTGCAGATCAGATCTGCAAGAATTTTAAGTCAAAAGGATATTATAATCGAGGTAAAAAATTTAATGCAGGATACCACGATCTAAGAGAATCTGCAATGCCGGCAATGATTATAGAGACAATGTTTTGCGACAACGCAGGAGATGCTGGAAGATACGGAAGTTTAACGGCAAAAGGAATTGCGCAGCTGATTGCGGAAGGGATTGATAAAAAGGCAGTATCCGGAGCAACGGACGTTTCCAAACCGAGACCAGAAAACTCTATTGTACCGGGAGCTGGCGGATTAAAAGAACTTGGAAAAGTAGATATCTACTCCGCAGGTTTTACTAATCGATGGTGGCCGGAAGTCAAAAATGCCACAGACTGGGTTGGGGCAGGAGATGGACTACCACTACGGTATCTTGGATTTAGAGTAACTAAAGGGTTTATAAAAGTAAGAGTGTACACAGAGGCGAGCGGATGGCTGCCATATATTATATTTGGCCAGTCTTACAACAAAAATGATCTTGACAACGGTGTTGTAGGAGATGGATCACCGATCCAGGCGATAGAGATGGAATATCTCACTCCAGCAGGATATAAATATAAGTATGTCAAATACTGCGTATCAGACATTAACAATACATCATTCTATCCAGCACAGGTAGACAATCAGCGCGGTGGTGGCCAGGATGGGTATGCAGGAGTTATTGGAGTAGCGGTAGATAAATTTATCGCAGAGATTGTATGATGCAGCCTGGCAAAAAGACCAAAAGAGAAAGTCTGGGATTATTTCCAGACTTTCTCTTTTTTAAGCTTATATTCCATTAATTCCAACAAATAGGTAGGACATTTTCTCGCACCGCTTTTCCAGTCCTGCACGGTCCTATATGGTATTTTAAAATATTCGCTATACTGTTTCATGTTCATGCCGGATTGCTTTAATATGTCTTTAAACTCCACGCTTACTCCTCTTTCTCAAAACCATATAATTTATAAAGATAATCCTCTGCCTCTTCCGCATTATCTCCTGCCGCCCTAAAATATGGCATTGGCTTAAGCTCTTTCTCTTCCACTTGCCGGAATGGAGAGACTAAAAAGGATGCATATTCGCCCGTGCATTTTTGAACCACATAACGATTTTGCAGATTGTTCGCTTTAAACATTTTCTTGATTTTCATATATTTGCCTCTTTCTCCCCGTCATGCCGATAGGACAGCATATGCATTATCTATGCTTCACAGTGATATTTTTTTCGGTTACCGAAGAGTCATCAATATTTCTCACCTCAATAACTTCATATTCGTTGTAATCTTCCCACGCTAAGGTCAATTCTTTTCCGCTTTCGTCAAAAAAATTCACTGGTCTCATTTCATCAAAAAAAGTTCTTTCCATATAATTTTTTAAGTTTTCCATTATATCTTCTCCTTCTTATAATTATTTTCCGTAAACTTCGCTTAAAATTTTGTTGCACATTGTGTTGTATCCGTGTCTAACATTAAAGAAAAGTTTTTGGTAGTATTTTTGATACGATGTTTCATTGTTTCCTTTGAGAAGCTCAATTACAAGTGCTGCATCGGATTCAGAGATGATTTTGTTATATCCTTCCTTGCAAGATTCCCACATGATTACATTTTCCGGATATGCTGCTTTGCAGTCTGCGATTAATGCATCAAACTGAGTATTCATTTTTTTGATCAAGTCACTTGCGAAGCTGATCTGTTTTTCTGTTACGGTCATTCTTGTTTCTCCTCCTTTTGCTTCATTCCATGATTTTTTTAAAGCTTCGGAGATTCCGAATCCTAACTTTTTAACCATTTCCCATGCTCTTTTCATAATTCCTGATAAGTTGTACTTTTTCATCTTTGGTATCTCCTTTGCTTATCTTATGATTATATTATACACGCAATGCGTATATATATATCAATGGGTATAATGCACAAAAAAAGAAGAGAAAAAATGTAATAAATACACAATGATAATAATAGAAAAATGTTAAAACAGTTGATAAATAGGCTAAATACGTCTATTGTATAATTATAGATAACAGCTTATAGCTTAAAAATAGAGAGGTAAAATATGAAAAACAGAACAAAAAAATCTTGCCAAGTGTGCGGAAAACCATTTTACGGCCCAAGTGATTACTTTTACTGTCCGGAGTGTGCGAGAAAGAAAAAAATAGAAACCGTTGTTAAAATAAGAATATGTCAAGATTGTGGTGTCGAGTTTTTTGGAGGTCCGAGAGCTAGGAGATGCCCTGATTGTGCATCCAAAGCAAAAGCAGAAGCATCCAAGCGGTATAAGGAACGTGGCGCGCGAAGGCCATTAGGAAGCGTTGATAAGTGTCAATGGTGCGGTGCGGAATACACAGTCACTTGCGGGAGGCAGAAATATTGCTCTGATAAGTGCCAGCATGAGGCCGTACTTGAATGGCAAAGAGAACATAAGAAAGGTTACAACAAGGTATCCAGGAAATACACTAAGCAGCAGGAAAGGCGAAAACAAGTAAAAAAGATATGTGTATATTGCGGGCGGATTTTCACAAGCGACAAACCGACAAATACATGTTCTGAATATTGCAGAAAAGAGCAAAGAAAACTAACACAATGCATCGCGGATATTAATCGAGGAAATAATCGCAATGTGCAGAAGTATATAGATAGAAGAGAGGAAAGTAGAAAAGAAGTAATAAAAGAGACACAAAAACCAGAGAGTGATAAAGCGTAAAAATCACCCTCCCAGAAAGGGAGGATGAAAAAGAATATATTGTATCACCTGTATTTACCTATTATATTACTGATAACTTCTATGCACACATTCGTCAGTACCGTGATGTTATCAGTAATATAAACAAACAAAAAACTAGGATTTCGAAGGGATTTTCGGGTACAG